GACCGGCAGCATCCCGTACCGCAACAGTGCGGCCGTGGCCTACTGCCGCGACAATGGGCTCTTTGCAGCCGCACACGGCGAGGGTGGAGCCGACACGACCGGCGCACACGTGCTGGTTCCGGACGAATTCGGCACTGACTTGATTCTGCTTCGCGAACGCTACGGTGCCGCCAGGCAGGTGCTGAACGTGGTGCAGATGTCGAGCGACACCAAGACCGAGCCGCGGCAGCTCGGTGGCCTTACTGCCTATTTCACGGCAGAGAATGCAGCCATCACCGAAAGCACCATGAGTTTCGATAACGTCACACTGGTGGCGAAGAAGATTGCGGCCATCACCCGCATGAGCAACGAGCTCAATGCCGATAACGTCCTTGGGCTGGCGGATCGCCTGATCGGCGAAATCGCCTACGCATTCGCGTACAAAGAAGACGACTGCGCATTCAACGGCACCGGCACGAGCACTTACGGCGGAATCACTGGCATCCGCACCCGTCTTGACGAGCTGACCGCGGGCACTGCCCCCGGCCTGACGCTCGGCAGCGGCAACGCTTGGAGCGAATTGACGCTGGCCGACTTCAACAAGGTCGTGGGCAGCCTGCCAGATTACGCCGACGTGCCCGGTGCCGCATGGATCTGTCACAAGGTATTCGAGCATTCAGTGATGCAGAAGCTGGCCTACGCGGCCGGCGGTGTGCTGGCCTCGGAAGTCATCAACGGCATTCGCCGCAACACCTTCCTCGGCTACCCCGTCATTACCTCGGCGGTTTTCCCGAAGACCGAAGCCAACAGCCAGATCCCTGTTATCTTCGGCGGTTACAGCCTCGGGGCCATGTTCGGCGCCCGTGGCCAAGAAGCCATTGCCTTCAGCACCGAAGCTACCGTGGGCGGTCAGTCCATGTGGGAACGTGACCAGATCGGGGTGCGTGGCACCGAGCGATTTGACATCGTGGTGCACGACTACGGCACCAACAGCGAGGCTGGCCCAATTGTCGGTCTCGAAACCGCTGGCAGCTAAGCTGGCGGCGTGAGTGTTCTGATTTTTCAATCTCTGCTCTAAGGAGCTTTTCGATATGCTTCAGGAACGACTGATTAACGACACGCTGCTGGTTTCGCCGCGTGCTCTCACCAACAACGCAACCGTGACAGCCAACATGGACACGAAAGGCGGCAATTACGCCACTATTCGCGTCTGCATGGGCAGCGAGGTGAACACCAACGCCGTCGGGCCGACGCTGGTTCTCAGCGAGTCTGATGATACCGTGGTGAGCAACTTTGCGACGCTCGACACGGAATCCGCTGTGGACCTGACGGATGCCCGTGAAGTGCTGTTCGGAGTTGACCTGCGCGGCCGCAAGCGATACCTCCGAATCGCCTGCAGCACGGCAACCGCAACCAATGACCATATCACGGTCGCCGTTGTCGGCACGCTGAGTGATCTGGAAAACGCACCGAATGGCACGACAGGCGTTGCCAATCAGGTTGTGTTTATCTGATGAAAACGGCAAAGGGGCGGCGCGAGTCGCCGCCCCGGAGCCAACTGGAGGCGAAGTGGCGAAGCTGAATTTAGGCTGCGGCAGTGTGAGGTTGCCCGGCTATGAAAACCGAGACATCAAAGCAGGCCAGCCCTGCTATCCGCTGCCGGAGGAGACCGGCACGGTGGATGAGATCCGGGCAAGTCACGTCTTGGAGCACCTGACATTCCGTGAGGCGACCGAAGCCCTGCGGGATTGGTTCCGGGCATTGAAGCCTGGCGGTATTCTTCGCGTGGCAGTGCCGGACGTTGAAAAGTGCCTGGCGGCAGACGACGGCAAGCGGCTTTTTTATCTGATGGGAGGTCAGACAGATGAGCACGACATTCATAAGAGTGCTTACGATGCCGATCGGCTGGATGGGCTGCTGGAGCACGTTGGATTCACGGAGATTGGTCCGTGGAAAAGCAGCGATTCAGACACCAGCTCACACTTCGTCAGCCTCAATCGAATCTGCAAAAAACCGGCAACGGCGCAGCAGTCACCACGGAAAACAGCAACGGTCAAAGTCGGCGCGTATTGCACGCATCCACGCTACGAAGCGGTCGCTGCACGTAACGTTATCGATGGGGCATTGAAACAACTGAAGATCGACCTGCACTGTTCCCAGGGTGTGTTTTGGGGCCAGTGTATGCAGCGGATGTTCAACGACGCCGTCAGTAAAAACCTCGACTGGATTCTTTCGATCGACAGCGACAGCCTGTTTACTGGCGAGCATGTTCGGCACCTGCTGGATGTGTTCGCACAGACGCCAGAAGCCGATGCAATGGCTGCCCTGCAATGCAGGCGCGGCAGTAAGTATCCGCTGCTGACGACGGGCAACCATCAGACAGGCGACAGGCTGCAGGTTGATGGCAAGCCATTTAGGGTTACGACGGCACACTTTGGGCTGACGCTGATTCGTGTGGAAAAACTCAAGCAAGTCCCGAAGCCGTGGTTCAAGGGTGAACCAGATGAGAACGGCGAGTGGGACGAAAACAAACTCGACGATGACATCTGGTTTTGGCACCAGTGGCGGCAAGCTGGCATGAGCATTTACGTGGCACCGTCCTGCTCAATCGGGCATCTGGAAGAAACCGTGGCCATGTTCGACGAACACCTGCAGCCGCAACATGTGTACGTCCATGAGTGGCGGCAGAAAGTAGGCTTGAAATGACAATCAGCATGCTGAGGCCGTGGCGGTGCTACCCGATAGGTGCGGTGGCATCTCCGGGGCTGGGAATTGAGATCGAACTGGTTCGACGCGGGTTTGCACAATTCATTGAAGCGAATAAGCCAGCGGCACACGAAAGCGAGGATGAGCCATGCGAGCCAGCCCAACCTTCAAAACGACCTCGGGGCCGGCCACCGAACCAATCACGCTTGATGAATTGAAGCTGCGCCTGCGGGTCACATCCTGCGACTTCGACAGCGAACTGCTGGACATGCTCAAGGCAGCCCGTCAGCAGGTCGAAGCGGACACCTATCGCCGCCTGATTACGCAGACCGTGGTGATGTATCAGGAGGATTTCACGAGCCTGCTGGGGCCGATTGAGATCCGGCTGGCGCCGTTGCAATCCATCACGCACGTGAAGTACTACGACCGCGACGACGCACTGCAGACGTTTGCTGCGGCCGACTATTACACCAATCTGGACAGTACGCCGCCAGAAATCCGGCTGAAAGAGGCAAAGCAGTGGCCCAACACGAGCTTATATCGCCCAAACAAAGTCGAAGTCACAATGGTGGCAGGGTACGGCGCCGCGTCTGCTGTTCCGCAGGCTGCTAAGCTGGCAATCGTCGAATATTGTCGGGCGCAATGGGGCGGCTGCGACCACAACACGGGAGCCTATCAGCGGCTCGTGTCCGCGCTTCAATGGACATCTTACCACAAGGCGTGGGCATGAAGTGCGGCAACGGCACGGCAGCACGATACGACCAGCGGATTACAGTGCAGCGACTGGCGGGCACTGCGGATGCCGCTGGGCACATCGACCCGAACACCGCTGCCAACTGGGTGACGTATGCCACGGCTTTTGCGTCCGTGAAAAGCCGCGGCGGACGCGAATTCTGGCGCGTGCAACAAGTGCAATCCGATGTGGATTTTGTCTTTCGCTGTCCGTGGTCGCCGACACTTGAGGCCGCAACGCCAGACATGCGGTTGAGTGTAGACGGCAAAATTTACGAGATCCTAAGCGTGATCAACGTGGACTTAGCCAACGAGACAATCGAAATCCAGACGCGGAGGCGGACGACATGAACGGGCTGCCGCTATCTGGTTTTGGCGAGTTTGTGGTGGCGAAATGGGACATTGCCCAGTTCAATAAAAATGTTCGCAGGTTGCAGGAGGCGTTGCCGAAAAAAATCGCGCGAAAGGCACTGGCAGAGGTCGGCAAGTTTGGGGTTAAGAAGATTAAAGGCCAAGTGCCAGGGCGTTATCGAGGCGTCCGCAAAGCCATCAAATGGCGGCAGAAGAAGCTGCGGTACAATAAGGGCCAGCCGTCAATTAAAATCGGGGCTGGTGTGGGTAAGGCAAAGGCCACGGGTGAGGCGACGACGCAGAAAAACAATCGCCAAGGGCGGCCTGGCGTTGGTTTTGGGCCACAGAATATTCACTGGTGGTTTCTTGGGACCGGCAAGCGGACAACGGGCACAAAGCGTAAGCGCGCAGGCCGAAAGAAAAACATCTTCGGCCAGAAAAAAACGCGGTATATCCGCGTCGATACGGGAAACCCAAAGCGCAACCGCGGCCGCATGCCACCACAGGAGCGGCCAATTCTTGTCATCCTCGCGTCTTCAAAGGGCGAAATCACAAGCATCGTCCGCCGCTACATTTCTGAAGGCATCAAACAGGAGTTGAAATGAT